CGCTGGGTGGTTCTACCTGATCGGTTAGGTGACTAGTTGTGCCGGGTGCCCAGCGCGTGTAAACCAGCGTTAAGATAGGGGAAAGACCAGTATGTGCCGGGTGACGGGTCAAGGGCTCCAGCTTCTACTACAGGCGCACCAGCATCTAGGTCCCTGGGGTTGACCCGTCACCCGTCACCTTTGCTGTAAACCCAGCAGCCGTAAGGGTTATCGCGTGACGGGTACTCGGCACGTCCCGGCACAGGGGGCAAATCGCGGCTGCAAACAGTTGTTATTACTACGTTTTTTTAGGTGACGGGTCGTTTTTTCATGCCAAGTGAGCATAGTGAGCAGGTGGAGCTGGTGAGGCGGCTGCGGCGGGCGGGGATCTGCTTTGCGGCGGTGCCGAATGGGGCTAACTTGAGAGGGGGTCGGCGAGCTGGTGCGGCGCTCAAGCGCGAGGGTATGGAGCCGGGGGTGCCTGACCTGCTGATCTTCGATGCGCCTAACCAGCTTCGCCCACAGACGCAGCTGGAGCGCGATATGGTGGTTCGGCTGCTGAGCCTGAGCCCTGACGCGCTGGCGCGTGTGCTCGCCTTGGTGCAGCGCGGGGGATCGGCTATCGAGCTAAAGCGGGTGGGGGGCGGCCAGCTGTCCGCGCATCAGCGGGCCTGGGGTGACAAGCTGCGTGCGCGGGGCTGGCGCTGGGCGTGCGTGCACGGTTGGCGCGCGGCGCTTGACCAGTTAGCCGCCTGGGGTTACGGTGGCCTGGATTGATGCGCGGGTGTGACCCGCTGGGGAGATGATGATGCGGTCCTTTCTGGTCGGGGTGCTGCTTGTGCTCTGCCTGCCGCTCGGCGGCGCGACGATGTGCGACACCGACTCTGACGTGCCGATGCCGTGCGCGCAGGCTGATGGCGGCGTCTGCCCCTCACCGTGGTACGTCAACCGCGCGTTCGGCGTGGTCCGCAACGGCGACAACAAGCCCATCCTCGCGCTGAACGTCTACTGGCAGAACGAGCCCGCAGGCGCGGCGCTCACCGTGAACGGTGTTGTGCTTCAGTGCCAGTTCACGCCGGGATCGCGCTCGTTCCCCTGCGCGGGCGGGACGTGGACCGTCACTGTCGAGGCGGCTGACGAGATCGTGGTCAAATTCCATCCCTACTCGGGCACGCCCGGCAACGGGACCGCGCTCTACTACAAATTCAGCGGCGACTCGTCCATCCCGGCCGGGCTCAAGCAGCCGAGCCAAATCGGGACCCTCGGCGAGTACGACTGGCGCGATCAGCGCACGGGAACCCGCCGCGACCATCACGCTGACGTCTACTGGCGTGCCCGATGAGCAATACCGCATTCATCGACGGGCCGGGTGGGCCGAGCGACCGACCCAGGCGCATCACGATCACCGACCTGCGACACACGGCCGATGAGCTGCTGCCCACCGATGAGCTGGTGCCCATGCGAGGCTACAGCTCGCTGCTCGCGGTGTTCGCTGACGACGGGCGCAACGTGGCGCGTGGCTGGGTAAGCAAAGAGGACCTGAGCGCGTGGCGGGCGAGCCAGTGAGCACTGAGGACGATCAGCGAGCCACGGCCGAGGTGCGGCGCGAGGTGGACGCTGCCAACAACCTGCTGGGCAACGGCTGCGACAACGCGGTCAAACTGCTGGCGCGCTTGTTCGATGTGCGTAGCAGCATGGAGAAAGCGGCCTTGTACGGCGACACGGTGGACCCTGTGGTGGTCGACTGCGCGAATACCGTGTGCGTGGATCTCAAGACGCGCGCCGACAAGCTGCGGGGCGGCTGATGTGGTGGCTGACCAAGCCGTGCGTGGTCGCGCTGCTGGCGCTGGCGGGCGAGCACGCCACCGACCTGCCTGCGCGTGCGCTGGTGTGCGTGGACGTGACGGCGCAGGCTGTGGCGCACGGGGTTGACCCTGGGCTGGCCGTCTCGCTTGCCTTTCACGAGTCGCGGCTGGACGCTGGCGCGGTCAGCTCCGCGCAGGCTGTGGGGCCGATGCAGGTGATCCCGCGCTGGTGGTGCCCTGAGCGCGTGCTAGAGGGCTGTGACTTGGTAGCGGCAGGGGTTGGGGCGCTGGCGGCGCTGACGGGCCGCTACGGTGCCCTGGAGGGCATCGCGAGGTACAACGCAGGTAACAGGCCGGGGCCGCTGGCCTGGGCCTATGCTGAGAGGGTCGTGGGGTGGATGTAGGGCATAGCGGTGGGGGTATGTGCGGCGCGCCGGACGGGGGTAACCCCCGGTGCCCAGGCTGCCGTGACAAGCTGCGAGAGCGGGGCCGTAGCCCCGCGCCGATGGCGTGCCCCGAGTGCGATGGCCTGGGCGCTTGTAGCGTGTGCGGGCCTGACGGCGTGTTGTGGGGCTGGGTCAGCTTGCCTGAGCGCCCCCCCAAGAGCGGGGGGGAGGCGGTGACACCGCACCTGTTGCGCCACCTGCACGACCGGGGCGCTATCAACACCGCTGCGCTGGTGCGGGCGCGTGACGCCTTCGGCCGGGACAAGTACGGCACCCAGCTCCGCGCAGACAACGGCCGCGACCCGGTGGTTGACGCTGAGCAGGAGCTAGGCGATCTGCTGATGTACTTGCAGCAGGCCGAGCTGGAGGGGCGCGGCACGGCGGATTTGGTGGAGCCCATCCTGCTGGCGCTGGAGATGGCGCTGGGTCGTCCGCTTGACCCGCTGGTGGCGGCGCTGGACCGCTGCGCTAAGCTGCTGCGCGGGGTGGGCGTGGACAGCGTGGTCGGCACGCTCAAGGTGTGGCGGGGGCTGTTGGCCCGTGACTGAGCCCGCAGTCGGGAGCTACTGGCAGCCCGTGGACGGGCCGGGGCGCGTAGTGGTGGCCGTGGAGCCGGGCCGCGTGCGGTGGGTGCGCCCTGGGCAGAGCGGTGGGCGCTGGGTGAGCCTGGACGGCTGGGGGCGCTGGTGCCGTGTCAACAAACCTGCTATGTTGCCTGAGCTTCCGGCAGACAACCCACCGCAATCACTCAAGAAAAAGAGCAAGCGTGCCCCCCCTCCTACGGAGGGGCCTGTGCTGCGTGAAATGGAGCTGGGGGGGCCGTGGTCGGGGATCATGGTGCCTGTGGAGCTGCCTGCGCGCGGTGCCCGCGTTGGCACGGTCTGGCACGAATGGGGCCGCGTGGTCAGCGAGGCGCGCGGGCGTGGGCTGACGCTGGGCGAGATCGCGAAGGCGACGGGGCTACCGCTACACACGACCCAGGCGCTCAACAAAGAGACGCGGGGGCGTTACGACGCGCTGACGCCTGCCATCGTGGCCACCCGGCGCGAGCGCCTGTGGTGGGATGCTCACCGGGTACAGGTGGAGGCGCTGCGGCGGCTTGAGGGTGTCGATGAGGCGCGGGACGCTTCGGCGTTGCTCAAGGTGGCTATCGAGGCCCAGAAGCGGCAAGCGGCCTTGATCGGTGCGGATATGGGGGCCGAGGCGGCTGGGGCGCAGACCACGATCAACGTGGCCCAGGTGGCCGTGGTGGACCCTGTGGCGCTGGCGGCTAAGCAGTTCGGCGTGGACGTGTCCCAGCTCGCGGAGCTGGGCGATGGATTGGCGGGCGCGCTGACGGTGCAGGCCCGCGTGGAGCTGGAGGCTGATGATGAGTGAAGTGATCACCATCGGGGACCGGGCGGCTGTGGTGCATGCTGATTGCAAGGACTACCTGCAACTGCTGCCCGACGCGAGCGTTGACGCCATCGTCACCGACCCGCCGTATGGGCTGGGCGACACGAGCCCGGCGAAGGTCGCGGCGTGCCTGCGGGCGTGGCTCGACGGCGACGAGCACGAGGCGGCCGGTGGTGGATTCATGGGCCGCGCGTGGGATTCGTGGGTGCCGGGTCCGCGCGTGTGGCGTGAGTGCCTGCGCGTGCTCAAGCCCGGTGGCCACCTACTCGCGTTCGCCGGGTCGCGCACCGTTGACCTGATGGGCATGGCGCTGCGGCTGGCAGGCTTCGAGGTACGCGACTCGCTCCAGTGGCTTTACGGAACCGGGTTCCCGAAGTCGCTGGACGTGTCGAAGGCGATTGACGCGCGACCGGGTGTCGTGGCGCATGACAGGTTCGCCGCAGAGCTTGCGGCGGCCCGCGCATCGGCTGGAATGTCTAGAGCCGACGTGAGCGAGCAGGTAGTGGGTACGCGCTCTGGCGCGTGCTGGAATTGGGAACACCATCAGTTCCCGGCGGCCCGGCACTGGCCAGCACTGGCTCGCGCGTTGCCTGCACTGTCCGAAGCGTGGCAACCACTCCTTGCGGCGGCCGACCGCGCCAAAGTCGGCTCGCACGTTAGGGATATGGGCGGTTTTGCGGGGAGCCGCCTCGGTGCGATCGGCGGCGATATCACCGCGCCCGCAACCGACGCCGCGCGCCAGTGGGACGGCTGGGGCACCGCGCTCAAGCCTGCCGCCGAGCCCATCCTGCTCTGCCGCAAGCCGCTGAGCGGCACCGTCGCTGCGAACGTGCTGGAGCATGGGGTCGGCGGCCTGAACGTGGACGGGTGTAGGGTAGCTACGACCAGGGACGACGCCGCCCAGATGGAGCGTTGCAATACGCCGGGCTCTGGGCAGCTCACACGGGGGCGCTGGCCCCCGAACGTCCTGCTCGCCCACCCCCCCCGGCTGCGACGGCGACAACAACGGCGCGGGCTGTGTCGAGGGCTGCGCAGTCGGCACGCTGGGCGAGCAGAGCGGTGGAGGTAAAAGGGCTGCGACGGCAGGTGCGACAGGTGGCCTGGGCGACACCGGCACGGCGGCGCGGTTCTTTCCGTCTTTCAGGTTCAGATACGTCCCGAAGCCGCGCCGCGCCGAACGCGAGGCGGGGCTGGTTGCGCCAGATGGGCAGAAGCGCGCCAACACACACCCCACGGTCAAACCCGTTGACCTGATGCGGTGGCTGGTGCGGTTAGTGACCCCACGGGGCGGCGTGGTGTTGGACCCGTTCACAGGCAGCGGGACAACGGGTGTTGCGGCTGTTCGCGAAGGTGTGTTTTTCATGGGCATTGAGCGTGATCCTGAGAGTGTGAGAATCGCAGTAGGGCGTATCAAGCACGTGGAGCTGGAGGCTGACGATGAGGATTAAAGCGGCTGGCGTGGTGGTGCTGGCCCTGGGCTTGGCGCTGGCGCAGCTGGCGTGGAACGTGGTGTTGGCCCTGCTGGCCCTGGGCTGCGCCGGGCTGACCGTGTGGATGGTGGCGCGATGAGCGAGGGCATCGAGCTACAGCCGCTCACAACGGGGTTAGCCTGGACGACCCCAGGCGGCAAGCTGCTACAGGTGGCGACGGACGCGGGGACGGCGCATAGCCTGTGGGAGCTGCTGAAGGCGTGCGGGGCTGTGGACCTGGGCAAGCCGTCGCAGACCTTCGCCCCCCAGGTGTGCGTGGTGGTGGACGCTGACGGGCAGCCGTCGGTGGTGGAGGGGGTGCGGCCAGCGTTCCCGGTGTGGTCGGCGTGACGACCCTGGACGGCGTGGTGGACACCAGCGGCATGGACGAGCCGTGGCAGGCTGTGCGGGTCGCTCTGCGGCGCGCGAGGGTCGCGGCCCGGGTCGAAGACCACGCGGAGCTGGTGAGGTGTGTGGGGTCGCTGGAGCGCGCCACCCGCAAGCTGGTGGGGTCGGCGAATGGCGCGGGCGGTGTGGCCTGCGAGGCGCTGGGCCTAATCGACTAGCGACTAGATGAGGGCTAGCTGGACGGCGGCGCTGAGCGGCTGAACGGATTGAGCGGGAGCAACTGACGAGACTGAAGGAGAAATACGGGTGAAGAAATACACGCACATCGGGAGCCTCTCCCAGGTGTTCAAGTGGGCAGCCCCCAGGGGCATCGGGAAGGTGTCCTTCCGGGGGACAGTGAAGCTCCACGGGACCAACGGAGGAGTCCACGTCACCCCCGAGGGGGTCGTCACCGCCCAGTCCCGGAACCGCCCCCTCGTCGTGGGGGACGACAACCTTGGCTTTGCGTCCTTCGTGGACAAGAACGCGGACTTCTTCCGGGACGTTGCGCGGGGGCAGGACATCACCTACTTCGGGGAGTGGTGTGGCCCTGGTATCCAGAAGGGGTGCGCGATCCACAAGCTCCCCTCCCGCCAATTCGTGGTGTTCACGGCATGGAAGGAGGAGGCGGGGTACATCCCGATGTGCGGGGTAGACCCCCAGTGGTCGGCCCCGGTCTACCTCGCCCAGCCCGCAGGCTACCTGGAGATCGACTTCCAGGACCCCGCCAGCGTGAAGAAGGCTGCGGAGGAGGCCACGCTCCTGACCGAGAGGGTGGAGTTCCAGTGCCCCTGGGCTGCCCAGTGGGACCTCACGGGCATCGGGGAGGGGGTCGTCTGGGTCCCTCTGGGCGGTAACCCCCCCGAACTCTACTTCAAGAGCAAGGGGGAGAAACACCGCGCCACGAAGCCCAAGGAGAAGGGCGAGCGCTCGACCCCCGAGGTCCTGGAGAACGTCCTGACCTTCCTCAACTTCGCGGTCACCCCCCACCGGCTGGCCCAGGGGGTGGAGTACGTCGAGGAGATGGGCTACCCCCTCGATATGACCTCCACCTCCCACTTCCTCCGCTGGTTCGCGGGGGACGTTGAGCGGGAGTGCACGGACAACATCGAGGCGTCTGGACTCACCTGGAAGCTACTGGTGAAGGGGGTCAACGGACGCGCCCTGACCTACTGGAAAGACGCCGTGAAACAGGCCAGCCTCGTGCTCCCCACCGACACCGGCAGCCCGAGCCCTATGCAACAGGAAAAGTGATCAAGGGCGAAGATAGCCGCGAACCAGCGTACCTAGCGGGGTTCGCGCTAAGCGGACACTAAGCGGGCAGCTAACAGGACAGCTGCGCGCTTGACCCCAGGTGGCCCGCGCGGCACGGTCGGCGCTGGACGTGGAGGTGGGTTATGCGTTGTGGGGAGCTGTGCCGAGCGCCAGCGAAGATGGGGACGGGGGCACGGGACTACTGCGAGCGGTGCCCCGACCTACCCGACGGCATGACCTACGGCGCAGCCAACGCGCTGCGCGACTGGCCTGGGGGCGGTGCTGAGCCTTGGGCGCTGCGCGACGGCCCGAGGACGCAGGAGCCGCGCCTGTACCGCACGACGCTGGTGGGGCTGGTCAAGCGGCGCTGGGCGCGCCGGGTGATGCTGGGGCCTGGGCGACCGGGTGGGGTGCTGACGGCGGCGGGGCTAGCTGCGCGGGCGCTTGTGGTGGAGCTGGAGCCGTGATCGGTGACGCGGTGGTGCTGGGCCTATTGCTGACCCTAGGCGCGCTGGACGCGCTGGCAGCTGGCCTAGAGCGCGCTTGTGGCGCGTGCCGCTCTGGTGGATGCGATGCCTGACGGTCTGCAAGACCTCGCCCGCCGCGCGCTCGCGTGCCCCAGTTGGAGGCTACTGTCGGGGATGGCCGACACGCGGGGTCGCCGCGTCGAGTGGGCGCGTGACGGCGAGGTCAAGTGGTGGGGCGTCGATGCCGTTGAGCGCGGTTTCTGGAACCAACCAGACTTCACCGACCCGCTCACCGTGCTCGGTGTGCTCGTGCTGGTGCGGGAGGCGTTCTCCAATCAGACGCTCACTCCGATGCGATCACTGTCGGGGTACTGGTTCTGGAGTCGGGGCACCGCGAGCGGCGAGTTCAAGAGCGAGCTAGACGCCTTGATCGCAGGCCTCGAAGCCGCGCCGGTGCCGTCGTGATCGGCAACGCGGTGGTGCTGGGCCTATTGCTGACCCTGGGCGCGCTGGACGCGCTGGCAGCTGGCCTAGAGCGCGCTTGTGGCGAGCCTGCCCGACGTGCCTGGGAGTGGTGGCGGTGAAGCTGGGCCAGCTCCGCGAGGCGCTGACGGCGGCGGGGTGGACCTGCGGCGAGCCGCCTGGGCTGTCACACGTCCATGAATGGTGGGACCGGGCCGCGCCGCTGACGCGCACCTTGCTGCTGCCCGTCGACGCAACAACGGAGCTGGGCCGCTACAGGCTAGGCCGCGCCACGGCGCGCGCCCGTGAGTTGGGGGTGCTGCGTGACTGAGGCGCAACAGGCCGCGTTGCAGTACGGGCGATCTGGCCCGCATCGCTGGGCAACGCATTGGGAGGATCGGATTGAGGACCTGCTGACGTTGACCGACCGGGAGACGGCGGCCAAGTACGGTTGCAGCTTGCAGGCGGTGGCGCGGGCGCGCACGCGGCGCGGCATCCCCAGCAAGCGCCGGGGCACGCGGAGCAGGCCCCGTGCCTGACCTGTGGGGCCGATGGTGGCTCAACGGCTGCCCCAGCTGCGGGGGTGACGTGGATATGGCCCCAGACGGCGAGACGGACGGGGCCGACCCCGGCGACGAGACGCCAGATATTGAGCCGGGGAGCTGCGGCGATTGCCTGGACTGTGGCGAGACGCTGGAGGCTGCGCTTGCGGTGGACGGCGCGCTTGCGCTGGTAGTACCCTGAGCGCGTGATCCCCCGAGCGTGAGCGGGAGGAATTGGCGGCGTTCGACGCGATCAACAGGCTGGCGGCCCCCTACCAACTGGTGCCCCACAACGAGAGCGGGCACGCCTGGGTAGACATTGAGCGCAACGGGGAGCTGGTGGGCACCCACCTGACGGCCCTGGGCGCGGCTGCGGCGGTGCTCAAGCTGTGGACGGCAGAGCGGGCGCGGTAGTACCCTGAGCGCGTGTCACACCGGAGCACGCGACCATGACCACGTTTAGCACGATCTTGCGCAAGGCGCGCGGCAACGCCACCCAGCGGCGCAAAGCGGCCGAGGCGGCAGGGCAAATGAGCATGTTCGGGCAGCCCGAGCTGCCCCTGAGCCCGGCCAAGGGCACGCCCGGCGCGGTGCCTGCCCCCAAGCCCAAGCCCACGCAGGCGGCGGCAAACGCTGGCGTCCAGGCTGCGCACGCTAGCAGCAAAGCGCGGCTGGCGGCGGCCCAGGAGCGCCTGGGCGGGGCCAAGGCCAAGGCGGCCGACAAGCCGCCCGCAGGCTTCCACCCCGCGCCCCGCAGCAAAAAGGGCGGCTTCACCGACGGCCACGGTCAGTACTGGTACCCCGGCAAGGGTGTGGCGCGGGCCGGTGAGCACGGCGGCTCGCACAAGCAGGACAGCCTGCACGCGGAGCACATGAAGCACGCGGAGCGGCACCACGAGGCGAGCCGGGAGCACGCCAGCATGGCCGACGACCGGCACCGGAGCGTGGAGGTCCGACAGCTTCACGCGATGGCGCGGGACGATCACGAGGCGGCGGCCGTGTTCCATCGTGGCGGTGCGATGGACCCCAGCGGCCCCGTGGACACGATCCAGCACGGCCGGGGGGTCAGCGGTCGAGCCGACAACAAGAGCGAGAACGCCGACCGTCAAGAGCGCAGCGAGCACCACAAGGCCCTGGACTACCACGCGGCCCAGGCCGAGAAGCACGAGGCGGCGGCCAAGGCGGCGAAGGACCCGCACCACATGCGGGCGCACCAGCTCGCGCGGGGCGCGCATGACGACGCGGCCCAGCTCCACCGTGCCGGTGGGCGCGTGGGCATCGGGTCACACAAGCCCTTCGCAGAGGCGTCGGACAAGGCCAGCGCGGCCACCGAGACGGCTGACCGCGTGGACCGGGACCGCAAGCGGGCGGCGGCTGGGGAAGCGAGCAAGCTGGACAAGGTGAAGGCGGCCGACGCTGCGCGGGACTCTGAGCCGCACACGATCACGAGCGTGGTCTATGGCGCGCATGATCGGCCGGTTAGCTTCGCGTCGGTGCCCAGCGGCTATTCGTCGGTGGGCGACCACCCCGACTTCAAGCATGGCACGGTCACCTACAACGGGCCTCTGGATACAGCGGAGGCCAAGCGCCTGGGGCTGCGCGAGATCCCGACAGACCAGCGCAAGGCGGCTGTGGTTCAGGCCGCTGTGGCCGACCTGAGCGAATACGCGGCCGACCATTTGGAGATGGCCAACGACGATCCGACCTACTTCAAGCAGATGGTGGGGCACTACATCGACACCCACAACGTCCATATGAGCCGCGATGAGCTGGCCCCCCAGGTGGAGGCTGCTTTGAAGGCGGCCAGCACCAAGGACCCGAACGCGGCGGCAGCGGAGGCCACCCGCAACACCGCGCCCAGCAAGCTGCGCGAGGCGGCCCAGGCCAGCGTGGCCACGCACCAGATGGGGCGCTATGAGCATCTTGCCAATGAGGACGCACCCCAGCCGGGCATTGGCGAGATCAGCGGCCTGCAGCGGTCGCGCATGAGCAAGCGCGCCCTGCGCGAGTACGACGCCGACAGGCACCGCAGGTCTGAGAAGCATGGCGCGGCCCGGGACGCATACGACAAGGCGGCGCTGGAGGCGCACAAGCAGGGCAAGACCGACCTACACCCTGATGCCGTCAAGGTGGTGAAAGAGCACCAGAGCAGAGGCAGGGTGCAGGCCATCCACGACGCAGGGCGAGCGGCGCGGAACAGCCACCGCAGCAACAAGCAGTTTGGGGCGCGGGACGCCAAAGTGGGGGCCAAGGTCAACACCATGTATGGGGAGGGGACGGTGACCCGCGCCAGCCGCTTGAGCGTGCGGGTCAAGCTCAGCAGTGGCGGCGAGATGAAGGTTTCGCGCAAAAACCTGGGCATGCCGGACGCCGAGGCCAAGTCGGCGATGTTCCGCGACCTGACGGACGACCAGCTGGGGCTCATCGCCCGCCACGGCGCGGACTTCGGCGAGCGTGGCACCATGCACGGCAAACCGTCTTGGAAAGCGGAGGCCAAGGTAGAGCAGCAGCGGCGGGCCCAGCCGGCCGAGCCGGCCCAGGCGGACCTGATGGCTGTGGGGGCCAAGAATCTGGCCGACGACAGAGCCGCGCTGACGGCCGACTCCAACCCCGACCGGCGCGACTACGCGCACGGCTGGCAGCAGCACGGCCTGGGGTATCCGCGAGAGGAGATGAGCGAGGCCAGCCTGAAGGGCTACGACGCGGCAGAGGAGAGCCAGCGCGCTGCAGGGGCCGGCAAGGGCCACAAGCGCGGCGTGGCTGGCGGGCAGGCCCACTACAACAAGACGCACGGCACCGAGCCCGACAAGCCCAAGGGTCACGAGCCCGACAAGCCCAAGCGCGGGCGCGATGCGCTGACTGCGGCAGTCGATGAGCGAGCCAGCTACCATGAGCAGCAAGCAGCTGCGAAGGCGAAGCGGCTGGCGAAGCACCCGTCCACCACAGCCTTCAGCAAGGTGGCGCACGGCGACACCAGTTTTGACCACAAGAGCCCCGACGAGTGGGAGGCTGGTCACGAGCATGTGGCGGCGCACATCGGGCGTAGCCCTGCGCTAAAGTCGTTCTTCGACTCCGCGCCGGCCGGCATCGCTCAGCACACTGCGCCCAAGTGGCTGGCGGCAAAGCACAGCCCGGCGGCTATGAAAGCCGCTGCTGATCTGCACGCGCTTGGCAATGACCCGCTGGAGAGCGAAGAGAAAGAGGCCAGCCGCAAGGCGATCCAGAAGACCCGTGGCTACAAGGCTCTGGAGCGGGTGGGATTGGCCAAGCACGGGCGCATTGCGACCCAGGACAACAGGCGGGACGCGGCGCACTTCGCCTTGGCCGATGCAGCGCATGATCAGGGTAGTCGCATGGGGGAGCTGAGCATCCATGAGGTGTTGCAGCGCCCGGTGTCGCGCATGCTGGGGCTGACCCACACTGATATCGACGTGGCGACGGACCACGAGAAGCTGCCCGGCTACAAACACAGCTACATCGCCGGTAAGCTGCGGATCATGTTCAAGCACTGACTTGACCAGATCCACGCGCCCCGGCATGATCAAGCGGCGATGTAGACGCCCCGCTGACTGTAAGCCTGCGCAGGCCCCGTCTAGCTAGCGGGCGCGGGGCGTCTGCACCGCTGTTGACCGGAGGCCCGTGTCCGTAGCTGCCCAGCTTCTAACGAGCCCAGACGGCCGACGCGCCCTGAGCGCGGGCAGTCCTGCATTTTTCGACACCTATTATTGCGGCATGCGGCAAGCGCCCCACAGGCGGCGCTGGCTGGACCTGCTGGATGGGTCTTTAGCCGACGCGCGGCGCACCAAGCGCAAGGGGCGGCTGCTACTGCTGGCCCCCCGCGACCACGGCAAGACGGAGCTGGGGATCTCGGTAGCGCTGCGGCAGGTTTGCCTGAATCGCAACGTGCGAATCCTCTGGATCAGCGAAGCGGCTGGGGTCGCAGAGAAGCGGGTCCGGCGCTTGCGGGCGCTGCTGACCAGCGAGCGCGTGGTCGCGGACTGGTGCAGCGCGCCCGGCCTGGGGTGCGGCCCGTTCCGGGCTGGCGGCGACGAGAAGTGGACGAATACCCAAATCTACGTCACGCGCACGCTGGCCAGCGTGGACCCCACCATCGAGGCGGTGGGCAGCGGCGGGGCCATCACGGGCGGGCACTTCGATCTCATCCTGTGCGACGACCTAGAGGACGACCGGACCACCTACACGGCAGGCCAGCGCGAGAAGACGCGGTTGTGGTGGGGTGGCACCGTGTTGCCCATGCTGAGCCGGGGCGGCCTGCTGGCCGTGATCGGGACGCGCAAGCACGCAGACGACCTGTACCACCATCTAAAAGAGTCGCCGCTGTGGCGCACCATCGAGGACCCCGCGATCATCAAGTGGCCTGACGGGCACCGGATCCTGACCAAGCCTGACCCCAAGACGGGGCGCGAGCTGGTGGAGCGCGTGGAGGTAGACGGTGAGGCAGAGGTGTTGTGGCCAGAGGAACGGCCCATTGAGTACCTGCTGGGCGAGCGGTACAGCATGGGTTCGCTGCTGTTCGCGCGCGAGTTCATGCACGCGGTACAGGACGATAGCGCGGCAGCGTTCAAGATGGATTGGTTGGAGGCGGCCAAGCGGCGCGGTGCTCACCTGAGCCTGGGCAGCGTGCCCAACGGGCTGCGCGGCCTGGAGATCGTGCAAGGCTGGGACTTCGCCCTAGTGACCGACGCGGCGCGCGCGACGAAGCAGGACAGCGACTATACGGTGGGCGTGACCTGGGCGCGGGACGCCAGCGGTGACCGCTACCTGCTGGGCATCCAGCGCATGCGCGGCGTTACCCCAGCGCGGATTCGCGGCGAGGTTATGGCCGAGTTTCAGCGATACGGGGGGTTGGGCAAGGTCGCGGCTGTGGCGGTGGAGCGCAACGCATTCGGGGAGCTGCATTACATGGGCCTGCGGCAGACTACGGACCTGCCGATCAAGCCGCACCTAACCACGGGCGCGAAGAAAGCCGACCCCTGGGAGGGCGTGCCGTCCCTGGGCGCGCTGTTTGAAAACGGCAAGGTGGTGCTACCCAGCCGCACACCCGAGGACCGCGCGGCTGTGGACGTGCTGGTCAACGAGCTGTGGGGCCTGGGGCGCGAGGCCCACGACGATACGGTCATGGCCCTATGGATCGCGGAGTGCGTGCTGCGAAAGGCGTTCACGCATCGGGTGGCCACAGGGCTCGTGATCCACGACTCCGAGGGCGCGCACTACGACACGCCCCGGGTTGAGGCCGAGTCGATGCGGGCGGGGCAGCTGTGGGATGGTATACAAGGCATGTTCCCCGGCCTGGACTTTGGGGATGATGAGGACGACTAATGCTCAAGAGAAATCGAGGAATGGGGCCGACCCAAATCGTTGTGCTGGAGGCGCTGCGGGCTTCCAAGAAGCCCGTTCGGCGGCTGGATCTGGAGGCGCTGACGGACCTGACGCGCCCCCAGGTTGTCAGCGCGCTGCGCGGCCTGGAGCGGCGTGGCGCGGTCAAGGCCCAGAGCACGGGCGGCAACAAGACCTCGCCCCTGTTGTGGGTGGCGTCGTGAGGTACGCGGCGCGGGCGATGCTCGACGTGACCCCTGTGGGCGGCCAGCTGCCCCCCACCAAGGAGTTGCGGCCTGAGCACGCCGAGCACGCCCAGGCGGCGCGCGACTGGCTGGTTGAGTGCGGGATCGCGTCGAAGAAAGGGCGCAAGTACACCCGCGTGCGGTAGACTCGCGGGCATGTATGGCCAGATCCTCAAGGCGCGCGGCTGGACGCCCTACAAAGGCAAGGGCAAGCGCACGGGCTCGCCGGGACACTACCAGTACGATTATGGGCAAGGGGCGTTGCCGCTGGGCGAGGTTGCCCCGCGTCAGCTAAGCCTGGGCGGTGCCCCCGCTCAGCCTACCAGACGCAACCAGACGCGGCATGGACATGGGGTGGACACGGCCCGCCCGCGTGACCAGCTGGACCTGCTGAGCTATCGCGCGCCCGCGCCTGCGCCTGCGCCCCAGCTACCCAACCCAGCCAAGCGGCTGCGCGGGGAGACGTATTGGGCGCGCCACG